GAACAGATAATTAAATATGAAAAAGAATGCCAACTCGGAAATAACGTTCAAGAAAATATGAGTAAGATAGAGCAACTTATTCAATCTCTTTCAGTAGAAGAAATGCTCGCTATAGATGCATATATAACTAATGAAAATTTTTTGACAAAGTAAAATTTTTATGATATAATATATATGTAAAATAAAAAAGATGAAAAACATCAAAATAGAATAAAAAAAGGAGAGAAAGAATTATGTTAAAACCAAATAGTAGAACAGTTTATGAATTTGTAAAAGCTAATGACGGTAAGAATATTACTGCAGCTGATATCGCAGAAGGAACAGGATTAGATACTAAACAAGTAAATGGTATCGTTACATCTGCATTCCAAAGAAAAGGATTAATGGAAAGAATTCCTGCTGAAATCGAATTAAAAGATGGAAGCCATAAATCAGTTAAATTCATCAGATTAACTGACGAAGGAAAAGCTTTTAATCCAGATGCTGAAGAAACAAAAGCTGAATAATTTTTAATAAAAATCTAACATAGGAAAGCGGAGGAGGTAATCCTCTGCTTTTCTTGTTTAAAAAGGTGATATTATGTATTGATTAATTTTTATACTTTTAATTGTTTCTTGCGTATTATTTTATTTATATTATAAAGAAAAAAATAAACACATAGAAATAGAAACAATAAATGAAGAAATTAAAAGGGAAAATGAAAAAATATATAAAGAAAATGAAAATCTATTAGAAAAACAAAGATTAATAAATAATTTTTATGAACAAAAACAAAAAGAATTAGATATTATACAAAAGTCAATAGAAGAATCTGAACAAATATCTAGAAATGCGTTTGAAAATTATATGGATACCTTAGATAAAGAATACGAATTGAAAGAAAAAGAATATTATGCGGCAATAGATTTATTAAACAAAAGCTATGGAGATATACAAAATAAAGTTAACGCGGAAATCGATCGAATCCGCATAGATCTAGATAAAATTTCTGCAACCCGCGCCGCTGCAATTCAAGCACAACTAGAAGAAGAAAAAATACAACAACAAGCAGAATATTATTCTTTATCTATTGATGATGTAGATAAACGAGAAATAAAAATATTACAATCTATTGAAAATGAACTCCGTGACCCTAGACCTATCCGCATGATTATATGACAGACATATTATTCTAAAAAAGCAAATGGACTTGCTGCAAGAGTATTGGGAACAGAAGAAAAATGCGGAATATATAAAATTACAAATAAAACAAATAAATTATGTTATATAGGACAAGCTAAAAAAATTAGAGAAAGATGGCGTGAACATATGAAATGCGGTCTTGGAATAGACGCTCCCGCAAATAATAAATTATATCAAGCTATGTATAAAGAAGGAATTGATAACTTTACTTTTGAAATGCTTGAGGAATGTGCTGCCGCAGATTTGAATGAAAAAGAAGCCTTTTATATCAATTTATATAATTCATATGATTATGGATACAATTCTAATAAGGGAATTAAAAATTCCTAATTTGATTTATTAAATAAAAAATGATATAATATAATTAGAAAATGAAAGGAGAAAAATAATATGTGGTTATCTTTTCTAAAAAGAATGAACAAAAATAAACAATATATTACTTCTCTTGAAGATATTCCAAAGTATGTGAAAGTTAGTAATAGAGAATTACAATTAGATACTTTAACGCCTCAGATTGCTGAATCTATTGATGCTTATATTAGATTTTGGAATTTAGCAGATGACGAAATGGGGATTTCATTATCTGAAAGAGAACCTATTAAACTTTATATAAACTCAATTGGTGGAAGTTTAGACGCAGCAATTACAATCGCTAATTCAATTCAAATATCTAAAACACCTGTTTATACTTTTAATATTGGCTCTGTGCATAAAGAGAGTTTTTTGGTGTATTTAGCTGGACATAAAAGATTTACTTATGCAAATTCAACATTTATGTTTACAGATAATATTTTCCAAAAGCCAGTTGAAGAAGAAAATGAGTCTACTTTTTATAGCAAAAATATGTTATTAACTACTATTCAAGCAAATATAAAAACTTCTTTAATTGAAAAAACAGGAATTACAGAAGCTCAATATGATAAACATTGTAAAAATGAATGGTGGTTTAATACTAATGATGCATTTAAATTACATATATGTAACGAAGTATCAAGAAGTCATTATCATTATATAAAGAGAGATAGATAGGGAGGGAAATAATATGACAATGAATGAATTTTTAAAAGAATTAGAAATATATACAAAATATTTTAGTCCTGCGGCAATGGATTTTTATACTGAATTAAAAGAAAAAACTCAAAACACTTTTACTGAAAATGGTAGAAAAATACTTATTTGTATGCAACAAAATCAAGCAACATATAAAACTTTTAGTTCAAAACAATTAGGAGAATTATTATTTATGCCTCCACGCTCAGTATCTGGAGCTATGAAAAAGTTACTTAATGAGGGGTATTGCCGCAAACAAGCTACAAACCCTGTGACATATGAACTGACAACCTTAGGCAGTGAAACTCAGCTTGACGATTAAAAAAATTTTTGATATAATATTAATATAGAAAAATGAAAATTAAAAGAATAATTAGAAAAGGAGAAAAAAGTAAATGAAAAAAATGATTAATACTGAAAGAGTAGAAGGTAGAATTTATCAACATAATTTAGTAAAGAAAACTGTACAAAATCAAGCATCTCAAAACTTTGGTAAAGAATTTATATCAGGTAATATTGAAGTTGCTGTTGACGAAGAAGGATTAGTAGTAATTCCAGTACACTTTACATATGTTGTAGAAACAACAAACTCAGGAAATAAAAATGCAACTTATACGAATTTAGATAGAATTATCAATGGTGGCAAAACTTGGGTTACAGATGGAAAAGATGAAGCATTAAAAGTAAGAATTGATACTGCATTAGCATTAAATGATTTTTATACACAAGATGATAGATTAGTATCAACTAAAGTAAATGAAGGTGGATTTGTTACAATCATATCTGATTTAGGTCCAGAGAATGAGAGAAACACATTTACAACTGATATGTTAATCACAAATGTAACAAGAGTTGAAGCTGACCCTGAAAAAAATATAGATAAAGATTATGTAGTAGTTAAAGGTGCTATATTTAATTTTAGAAATGCATTATTACCTGTTGATTTTATCGTTAGAAATGATGAAGGTATGGGATATTTTGAAGATTTAAATGCATCTCAAAATGAACCAGTATTCACAAAAGTATGGGGTAGAATTAATTGTGGTTCAATCGCAAAAGAAGTAAAAGAAGAAACTGCATTTGGAGAAGAAGCTGTTAGAACTTTTGAAAGAAAAATAAGAGAATGGATTATCACAGGAACATCAAAAGTACCATATGATTTTGGAGATGAAACTGTATTAACTGTTGCTGAAGTTCAAAAGGCTATGCAAGATAGAGAATTAATGTTAGCAGACACAAAGAAACGTAGTGAAGAATATAGAGCTCAAAGAGACGGAGGATCTACTCCAGCTCCAGCAGCTACACCATCAACTACAACTACTACTGTAACTGCAGCTAAAGGAACATTTAATTTTTAATAAGACTCTATAAACGGAGGAGCGTAGCCTCCTCCTTATTTAATATATAAGAATAAAGAAAAAGGAGAAATATAAAATGGCTATAGATTTACAAAAATTAACACCTCATAAAGTAAGTAGAGATTTAAGTGGATATATTACTTATATATATGGAGCGCCAAAAGTAGGTAAAACTTCTTTAGGTGCAGATATGCCTAAACCATTATTACTAGCATTTGAACGCGGTTATAACGCTTTAGCTGGAATTATTGCTCAAGATATTTCATCTTGGTCAGAAATTAAACAAGTAGTAAGAGAATTAAAGAAACCTGAAAATAAAGGAAGCTTTTCAACTATTATAGTAGATACCGTAGATGTTGCGGCAATCCAATGCGAAAAATATATATGCGGACAAAATGGAGTTAATGCTCTAGGAGAAATTCCTTATGGTCAAGGATGGACTTTACTTAAAAAAGAATTTGAAGAAGTATTCCGTTCAATAGCTCAATTAGGATATGCAGTATATTTCATTGCTCACTATAAAGAAGGTAGCTTTAAAAAATCAGATGGTTCTGAATTTTCAATTATCAGACCTTCTGTATCAGATACTTATAATAGAATAATCGAAAATATGGCTGATATTTATGGTTATATGTATGCAGACACAACAGATGGAGTTACAACTCGTAAGATTAGATTACGTTCTCAAGATGGTAGCGTAACATGCGGTTGCCGCTTCAAACATATGGTAGAAGAAGTGCCTGCTAATTATGATGCTCTTGTAAAGGCACTTAATGATGCTATAGATGCTGCCGCAAAAGAAAAAGGTGCAGAATTTGTAACTAATGAAAAGAATGAATTTAAAATAGAAGAATTAGATTTTGATACTGTAAAAGCAAAATTTGAAGAAATAGTTACAAAGATTATAACTTCTCATACTGAAAAAGAAATGGAAGAAGTATGGACACCTAAAATTACACAAATTACTGAAAAGTATCTTGGTAAAGGTAAAAAAGCTAGTCAATGCACAAGAGACCAAGTTGAAATGCTTAATCTTATTGTAATTGATTTAGAAGATTTAATAAAATAAGAATAAAGAGGAGTAATAAAGAGAAGACATCTAGACATAAACTATATCTTCTCTTTTTTGATTTTTACTTAAAATTATGTTATAATATAATAAAGAAGAAAAGAAGGTGTATAGAGTATGGCACATTTTGTTACTTGTAAATATTGCGGGATCCGCTTTGATAGAGATTTAGAGCCGGCTATAGAAGTTAGTTCTAGACGATATGCGCATAAAACTTGCGCCGAAAAAGTAGAAGCCACAATTCCGCAAGATGAAAAAGATTATAATAGTTTAGAATTATATTAATGCAAAAACAAGAAAACAAATTAAAGATTTTAGAGAAGAATATGGGTATAGTTATTCCGGAATGTTAAAGACTTTATACTGGTGGTATGAAATACAAGGGCATACAACAGAATTGGCTAAAGATGGTATTGGAATAGTCCCATATGTTTATGATGATGCCGAAAAATATTATTATACACTATATTTGGCAAAATTAGTTAATGATAATATTGGAGAATATAAACCTAAGGTTGAAGAAGTAGAGATAGCATCTCCTCGAGTTTATACAAATCCAACAAAATTATTTAAGATAGATGATAATGAAGATTAGGAGGGTAGCAAATGGCAAAATATGTAGATTTATCAGCAACTATTCAAGTGATAGGGTGCATCTATCAAAATCCTTCTTTATTAGATGATGAAAGATATTTCTTCAATGAAGATGATTTTACTGAAGAATTTCATAAAATATTATTTGGTTCTATTTATAATCTTCATGCTCTTGGAGCAAAAGAAGTTAATATTAATACAATAGAAGATTATTTAAAAGATAGACCTAAAAGTTTAGCAACTTATAAAACATATAAAGGTGCAGAATATTTACAAAAAATAACAGAAAATATACAATTATCAACTTTTGATTATTATTATCAAAGAGTTAAAAAAATGACATTGCTTCGTATGTATAGTAACGCGGGAATGGATTTATCTTGGTTATATGATATTAATAATATATTAGATGTAAAAAAGAAACAAGCTCAAGAGGATTGGTTAGATAACTCTTCTCTTGATTCAATAGCAGATTTAATAGACAGAAAAATTACTGAAATAAGAATGAAATATGTAGATGATTCAAATGAAGATTTTATCCAGGCTGGAGAAAGAATGACTGAATTAATTGAAAATCTACAAAAAAGACCTGAAATTGGATATCCAATGTATGGACCTCTTATTAATACAGTTACACGTGGTGCCCGTTTAAAGAAATTTTATTTAAGGTCTGCGGCAACAGGTGTTGGAAAAACACGTAGTATGATTGCAGATGCTTGTTCAATAGCTTGTGATAAAATATATGATTCAGATTTAGGTAAATGGGTTGATAATGGAACTAAAGAGCCAACAATGTTTATTACAACAGAGCAAGAGGTAGATGAAATACAAACTATGATGTTAGCATTTTTATCTGATGTTAATGAAAATCATATTATATATAATGCTTATGAAATTGGAGAGTTAGAACGAGTAATATATGCTGCGGAATTGATTAAAAAATGTCCATTATATATTAAAAAATTACCAGATTTTTCAATGAAAGATATTGAAAATACTATTAAATTTGGTATTCATGAATGGGATGTTAGATATGTTTTTTTTGATTATTTACATACATCTATGAAAATATTAAGTGAAGTTACTTCAAAAACTGGTATCAAAGGATTAAGAGAAGACAATGTTTTATTTATGATTTCAATTAAATTAAAAGATATATGTAATGAATATGGAGTATTTATTCTTACCGCAACACAACTTAATGCAGATTATACTACTGCCCAACAATATGACCAAAACTTATTACGTGGTGCAAAATCAATAGCAGATAAAATTGATTTAGGTATGATTATGCTTAAGACAAGTAAAGAAGATAAAGAGGCATTAAGAGAAGTTATAGCAAGATTTAAATTTGAAGAGCCTGCAATTAAAATATCTGTATATAAAAATCGTAGAGGTCAATATAAAGACATTTTATTATGGTGCAAAGCTAATCAAGCCACATGCCGAGTAATACCTATGTTTGCAACTGATTACAATTATCAATTAGTAGATTTACCTGATTTTAAAATAAATGTTAATCCTCGTCTACAAGTAAGTGCTTTCTAGGTCATTTATATTAAAATGCATTAAACGCATTTTAATATAAAAATAGAGGTGAGAAAAAATGGCAAAAATAAAAGATTTAACAGGACAAAAATTTGGAAGACTTACTGTTATAAAATTAGATCCCAATCGAGGACCAAGCGGGCAAGTGAAAT